GCGGTGCGTTTTTGCACTGCGCTGAGGTTTCGGGCTTGGCGCAGTTTGCGTGGACTTGTGGGAAGGGAATTGCGCTAAACGGTTACAGCTATACGTCAGGTTTTGTTTTTCACAAAACGTTCCCGATTTGCGCAGTTTTTCGCTGGGCGTGTTTTCTGCAAACATTTTCGTTTGCTTGAAAATAAAAGCACAAGAAAAACTTTTAAAATAATTGATGGCGAGCGGTGGCAAAAATTGCGCAAATCTTTTGTTCCCCGATAGCCGAAAAAATTAAAATTCTAACTAAAAAATAATGAATATAGAACTTGAAGATTACAATATTGATAAAGCATCTGTTACTTTAATAAAAAGGCTTTTTGATGAAAAACCATTTATGAAACTTGATTGGTATGCAACTGAATTAGGTGTAAGCCAAAGAACATTGTTGAGATATGCAAAGAACAACAATATAGTTATTCCGCTAAAAAAGTTGATGTTAAAATCAAGCATTGAAACATTAATAAAAGCAGTTGAACTTGCTGGGTATAACGTAATAAAAAAATAAAATGAAAAAGCAAAACTTAATAGACTGGATTATTGCAATATCATCTGTATTGGTGTGTTGTGTATTTATACAAGCAATATCATAAAACTTTTAAAAAACCAAAAAATAAAGTTATATGATGGCTTTATTACACTAAATATGAACTCAAAGAAAAAAGCACAAGAATTATTTGAAAAACACGGATTTGAAATTGCAAATTCAATTATTGATACAATGTTAGATGAAAATTTACCAGAATTTAATCAAAGTAAAATTGATTTTTGGTTAGATGTTAAAAACGATTTGAAACGAGTTTCTTTAGCCGTTGCTTCGTAAGCTATCATATAACGTATCGGGTATTGGCGAAGTTGCCGTATCCGAAAGCTAAATTGAAAAACAAAACTTAATAATTAGTACAAATGTTGATAGAAGAACAAAACGGCAATTTTGCCAAACCCGTGTTAGGCGTAGTGCCTTCCACGAAAGCTCTATCAATAGTTGGTTCGAGCAGGAATAATGGAGAACGTGAAGCGGAGGATTTTTACCCCACACCACCTTATGCAGTAGAAGAACTTTTGAAACGAGAAGTTTTTAGCGGAAATATTTGGGAATGTGCTTGTGGCGAAGGAGATATAAGTGAAGTTTTTAAAAACAAAGGATTTGAAGTTATTAGCACCGATTTGATAAATAGAGGATATGGTGAACAACTTGATTTTTTGCAAAGTGATTTAGTAGCTGATAACATAGTTACAAACCCACCTTACAAATTAGCACTTGACTTTGTATTGAAAGCAAAAAAGCAAGGCAGAAAGAAGATTGCTATGTTTTTAAAAACTGTGTGGTTGGAAAGTGAGAGCAGATACGATATGTTTCAGGATAAGGAATTTCCGCTAAAAACTGTTTATCAATTTAGCAAACGAGTTACCTTATACAAAGGTGGGGTAAAAATGAAGAATAGCGGTATGATTGCTTATGCTTGGTATGTTTGGGACAAAGATTATGTCGGAAAACCAACTATTGAATGGATACGCTAATGGCATTACGCCTAACGTTTGGTGGCTTGGCGAAGTACCGCCTTGCAGAATGTTGAAATTTAGTACAAAGGCTTGTGGCGGTATTTTGCCAAACCACTGTTATGTGCCGTTTTTATTAACGAATTTAATTTAGAAATATGTGGTCATACTACGGAAGTAAAAGTAAAATGGTTGATTGTTATCCACCACCAAAATTTGATAAAATAATTGAACCATTTGCTGGTTGTGCAAAATATTCATTGAAGTATTTTGATAAACAAGTAACTATTGTAGATAAATACAAAGTACTTATTGATACTTGGTTATACTTACAACAAGCAAGTGAAAATGATATTTTAAAATTGCCAAAATTAAAACGTGGTGATAGCATTAAAGACCATAAATACTTATCTGAAGTAGAGCAAAACTTTTTAGGGTTTTTAGTATGTAATGGATTAGAAAGCCCACGAATGAATGTAAGTAGTTTTGAAGGGGTAAATGTTGAAAGAGATTTAAAACGTATTGCAAAATCCTTATTTAAAATAAGGCACTGGAATATTATTTTAGGAACATATGAAGATATTGATAATGTAGAAGCAACATATTTTATAGACCCGCCTTATATGTTTGGAGGAGAACATTATAAAGAAAGCAGTAAAAATATAGACTTTGAAAAATTAGCTGAATGGTGCAAAAGTAGGAATGGACAAACAATAGTATGCGAAAATACAAAAGCCACTTGGTTGCCATTTTTACCTATAAAAACAATGTCAGGTTCAAAACATAAAACGGTAGAAGCTATTTGGTCAAACTATAAAACAAATTATGATAGTGTTCAGCAGTCTCTCTTTTAAAATGGCACATAACAAGCGAGTTTGCGAAACTTTGCCCACTAAAACAGTATTGATTATCAATGATTTTAACAGTTAATTACACAGCCAAATGGCAGCTAAAAAGCAATCCTAAGTACAAATGGACAACTTGCCGAAAGCTCATAAATTGCCAAACTGGAAATGAAATTAAAAAGACTATCAAAGGCGCAACTGCTGGTTATTACATTGGCAAAGATTTTGTTAAATTAGAAGACTTGAAAAGCCAAATTGAACTGATTCCTAAAAAAGAATATACACCATTCTAATATGCCAAAATACTATAAAGACCGACTTATCTTAGGGTTGATTATTGTTGCAATTTTCGCAATCGTGGAGTTTGTGAATTGGATAATCAATACTTATTTTTAAAATCAATTTAAGTAAAATTTACTCTTTTTGATTAGTTTTGCAATATGGCAAAAGAAAAAACTATCAAAATATCGGATTTAACTCCAGACGATAAGAATTTCAACAAAGGCTCTGAATTTGGGAATTCTTTAATTGAAAAATCATTTAGAAGGTTTGGCGCAGGTCGTTCTATTCTGCTTGACAAAAACAACAGAATCATAGCTGGTAATAAGTTTATTGAAAACACCAATGCCTAAACCGTCCGAACAAGCCCAAATAGATTTCATTGTTGATTGCCTTAGAAAAGGTGAGCAGCGGAAAGCTATTTTGGCAAAGTTTGGCAAGAAATGGCAAAGTGCATCTGAAAGGACTTTTGACCGAAGATTAAGGCAAGCAGAAACTATCTCACAAGACCAACAGCAACGTATTAAGTCCATAGCTGAACAATCTATTATAAACGAAGCGGAGGTTCTTAAATCAAAGATATTGACTTCAATCGAGCGTCAAGAATTGCTTACTAAAATCGCAATTGGAGAAATTGAAATACCGACCGAAAGACCTCAATGGGATAAGCAACAGGAAAAGTTTGTAATGATTCCAGTATTAGAATTGGCAGACCATAGCACACGTATTAGAGCTGTTGCTGAACTCAATAAAATGGATGGTAGTTATGTTCCCGTCAAAATTGCCCAAACAGATAAAGAGGGAAACGATATTACTCCAACGATTACCAACTATGTTATTCCAGCAATTGGAGAAATAGAACTCAAAGAATAATGCCATACGAAAAAGACGGGAGTATATTTCATAATGGCACTTCATTTTGCTTGGGTGGTAAAAGTGCCAATCCTAAGCAGTTGAATTTTCTAAAGACTGTTTTGGATGAAAACGATTATAGATATTTTGCCTATGGTGGTGCGATTCGCGGAGGTAAGTCTTATGTGATGCTATTTATTTTGCACCAACTTTGTCTTAAATATCCAAAAAGCAAGTGGTGTATTGTTCGTTCTGATATGCCTGTTCTAAAATCAACAACGATTCCATCCTTCAATAAACTGATTCAGACAGCTTCCTATGGTAAATGGAATCATTCAAGCCATACATTCACCTATAAAAATGGGAGCCAACTACTTTTTAAGTCTGAAAATATTCAGCAAGACCCTGATTTAAATTCGTTTTTAGGCTTGGAAGTGAACGGGTTCTTCTTAGAGCAAGCGGAGGAACTATCCTCTAAGATGTGGCAAAAGGCGCTGGAAAGAACGGGCAGTTGGTACGTTGAGCCAATGCCGAAAGCATTGATATTAACCACATTCAACCCAACTCAAAATTGGGTAAAGGAAATGTTCTTTGAGCCTCACAAGAACGGAACACTTGAAGCACCTTACTACTTTGAATCCGCATTACCCAAAGACAATCCTTTCGTAACTAAAGACCAGTGGAGCGGATGGGGAATGATGCACGATCGCTATAAATTACAATTCATAGAAGGTGACTGGAGCGATTTTAATGATACAAATGGACTTTGGGCGTTTGCTTTTGACCGAAAAAAGCACATTGGCAGACCAGAGAAAGATTCTGCTCAACTTCTTTACTTGTCATTTGACTTTAATAAAAATCCGATTTGCTGTAGTGTGATTCAGTACAACGGCAATAAAGTGAAAGTCATAGAAACTATAAAGCTTGCCAATTCTGACATATATGCCATGTGCCGGCACATTCGCGCGAAGTACACTAATTTCATTTATATGATTACGGGCGATGCTAGTGGACAAAGTACCTCCGCAATGGTCCAAGACAATTTGAACTATTATAAAATTATTATTAAAGAGTTGCAGTTGAGTAATGCACAAGTTAAAGTTCCAACAGTAAACCCAAGATTAGAAGACAATCAGGTTCTTGTTAATTCATTACTCACTAACTATGATATTGAAATTCATGAAATAGATGCAAAGCCATTGATTTATGATTTGCAGAATGTCAAGATGTTGGCAGACGGAACAATTAAAAAAGTGGATAGAACCGATCCAACTCAACAAGCAGATGCGCTGGATACTTTCCGTTATTTCTGCAATACTTTTCTAAGGCATTTGATATTGAGATAAATTTCCTACTTTTGTGTAAAATATACGCAATATGAGTAATTGTGAAAGTTGTTTTCCTGCCGAGTTGCCAGAGTGCATTGATGCTTTCACTTTAAAAGGAAAGCTCACTGCATCTACTGATTATAAATGGACTATCACTGATAAGTTCGGTAACAGATTAAGCGGACTTGCGACATCGAATGTTGGTGGCGACATCATTCTTTCAGATTCATCCTTCAACAAATTGCTTCGTTCATTCTCTGGGTCTTTTAAATTAGAATTCTTTCTAATTGACAGCACAGTCCCTGTAACCATGACGATGTGTGATACTAAAGATTACAACTGTATCAATTTTACACTTTATAAAGAAAATGGTATTAGTTCACCTGCTATAATTGGAGAATGTGAAGGAGTCTGAAATAGTACCAAATATCGCTGTTGTTGCTAATGTAAAGGATGAACAAGCTCAGCCAGACTTAGTCTATAAAGGAATTTTGAATCTGCAAAACGGGTTAAAGATTTGGGAGATTGACTTGTCAAGTGGGAAAATGGAGGAAGCCACTTTTGAGAAAGAATATGTGGCTCAATTTGGGAAGCAAAAAGCTAGAAAGAAGTTAATCACTAAGAAAGGATTCACTTATGTAGTGGCACTGAATAAAAACAATGCAGCAAAGAAATTATTAAAACAATTTGGGTTATGGGGAAAACAATCTTAATTCAAGCAATTCAAAATAGCCTTTGCATTCTTGCAATATATACATCCTTGCAAGAGGGAATGATATTTGGAATTATTGGAAGATTCCTAGCCAAATACCTAACTATTTCTTTTGTCGCCAAACCTATTTACAACTGTTTTATCTGTATGGGTTCTTTTTGGTCTTGCGTGTTTTGGATTATACAAGGCTTTGATTTGACAATCTATTTGCCAATTACCATTCTCGCTACTGTAGGAATCAATACCCTTTTAAGTGAAAAAGCAGAGGAGCTACTATTTTTCTATCACAAAAATCGATTAGCAAAATGACAGCAGAGGAAATATTGGTTGCAAATGGATGGAAGTTTTCAAAGGCATGTACTTCATGCGGAGGTAATAAGAAAGATTATGTGCATCCAGATAAACCAAATAAAAGAGTTCAACTTTTAAACAATAGTCAATATTTCTATGTGTTTGAAGGTGCATTTTGTACCAAAGCAGACTACACTACTAATCTTGAAAAAGTAATCACCACGCTATGACATTTAAAAACATCTTCAAAAGGAAACTAAAGCCTTTCAGCGATAGTAAGTACATCATAAAGCCTGCATTTGAGGTGAATGGAACTACTTACTATGAAATGGACGACATTTTCAATATTCCATGTTTAAGAGGTCTGGCAGCTATCAAATACTATGAAGAAATGCGCATGAAGACTTCTTTGGAGTTTTTACAAGCGCATACAGAAGCTGTTAAAAATGCACTTAGGGCAAATCCTATTGATGTTTTCACAGTAGACAAACTGAATGGTCAATTAAAAGATAGATTAGATTTCATTGTGGACACGGACACCGTTTATAAACTTGCATCAGTAGTTTACTTTGATGAAAATGAGAATCCAGAAGAGTATGAGCATGGCTATAATCTGAAAAAGATTGCTAAATGGAAGGAAGCCGAGGGCGTGAACGCTTTTTTTTTACGTCAGCCAATACAAAAATTAGTTCCGTTTTTAGTTGGGCAAGATATAAATATCCAGAACTATTCCAAGGCAGTAGAGGCGATAACAAAGGAGCATTTGGAAACCATTTTGGACTCCTTATCGAGCGAACAGAGACAGCAATATATGACGCTGTTTCCTTCGTAAGTCAAAGTGAACTTGGGCTTAACAAGCCGATAGAGCAATATACTTTACCTGAATACTACCACACCTACAATAAAGTGATGCAACGGGCAAAGGAACTTGAATCCCAAAAAAATAAATAATGGATAATGTTCTCATTAATATTGATTTTGAAGTAAGCGGTCAAAGTGAATTGATAAATAATTTGGTCAAAATTGGAAAGCTAACGGCTGAAGAAGCTGCTACTTTCAAACAGGCTGCTGCCATGAAACAGCAAGCAACGAGCCAACAGATAGGAGAAACCAATAAGCTAACCTCCGCGAATGAGAAAGGAGCAAAGTCAATAGCAGATTTAGTAGCTGCTAATAAAAATCTTACATCCTCCTTACCTACACAAGCAATTAATCAGGCATCTAAGGAGCTGATTACATTCGGAGGTGAAATGAATCGAAGTGCCGAAACTTCCAAATCTCTAAAGGCTCAACTTCGGTCAATGAAAGAAGAGTTGAATCTATTGGAAGAATCAGGACAAGAAAACACGGCAAGGTTTGAACAACTTTCTATTAGTGCAGCAAAGTTAACGGATCAGTTGGGTGACACTCAAAATCGTATTCGTCAAATGGCATCCGATACTAAATACTTGGATGCTGGCTTGCAAGTGCTCGGAGGAGTGGCATCTGCTTATTCAGTAGCACAAGGAGCCAGTGCTTTATTTGGTACAGACCAAAAGGAACTGCAAAAAACCTTAGTCAAGTTGAATGCAGTCATGGCCATTGCCAACGGATTGCAACAAATTCAGACGCTCACTCAAAAAGAAAATATTGCAGTCACTTTGATTTCAACAGGACAAAAGCGATTAGCTGCTCTTGCTACTACTTTAGAAACTGCTGCTGAATCAGAAAATATTATAGTAAAGGGAGGCGCAACAGCTGCTCAATGGCTATTGAATTATGCACAAATGGCAAGTCCAGTTTTATTATTGGTCGGAGGCGTAGTGGCTTTAACGGCTGCTTTATATGTTTTTACGAGCGGAACAAAGTCGGCATCAGAAGCACAAACAGAATTGAATACTGCCCAGTTGAAAGCCCTTGAAATTTCAGCAGAGCAAGACAATCTACTAAAAGAATCCTCTAAGGCTAAACTTGGTTATTTGGAAGATGAATTAAAGGTAAAGCAAGCAGCTGGAGAGTCGGATGCCAAGCAATATGAACTTCAAAAGAAAATTGACGAAGAGAAAAAAGCTACTGCTAAACAGATTTACGAAAAGAATCAAGCGGACATCGGAGCATTGTCTTATCTGAAATGGGAAGCTGTGAATTTAGATGCTAAACTCAATAAGCTACAGTCTGATAATGCATCTGAAGAATTAATAAAGCAATATGAATCGCAAAAGGAGTTTGTGAAAAAGAGAATTGAAGTGGCTCAGTCTGCTAAAGATGAATATTTCACAATTCTTGCAGAAACTGGAGCGAATGAAGCAAAGTATCAAGAAGACCAAAGACGGAAAACGCTTGAATCATTCAAAGCCACAGCCGATGCAAAGCTATTGTTGCAAAAAGCAAATAGCAAAGCCGAACTAGATGCTAAGATTGCGGACTTACAAGCTGGTGCTCAATTAGAATTGGATGATGTGAATTTAAGCAGAGGTCAACGACTCTTAATTGAAACAAAACTCCAAAAGGAAATCACAGATGCTAAAAAGCAATATGTTTTAAAGCAATTAGAAGATAAGAAGAATGGAATCCTTGCCGAGCAACAACTCTTCAGACAGAATGCAGAATATCAACTACAGGCTGGTAAGGACTTGGCAAAATCAGAGTATGACCTTGCTATCAATCAAAAGGATATTACAGACAATCAAAGATTCTTAGCGGAGCAAATCTATTTGAATAAGATTGCTGATTTGCAAAAGAAGTATGACGAGGATAAAGCCAAATCTACTTTAAATGCGGAGATGTCCCAGGTCAATGCTCGGTTACAAGCGCAAGTTCAGTTTAATGGAGAGTTTGAGCAACTTGGGAAAGAGTCCATTGATATTAAAATGCAAATGGATATTAATGCTGCTATTTCTACCATTCACAATGAGGAGGAATTGCAGGCAAAGATTTTGGAAATTAAAGCCAAAGCAAATAAGGACAAAGAGAAAATTGATAAAGACTATTATAAAAGCAATCAGGATGCTCAGATGGCAGCCTATGACTATGAAGTGTCTTTAGAGAATATCTATTTGAAGCAAAAGGAAGGTACAAGCGCCAAGGTACTTCAAAATGAATTATCTGTCATTGCTGCCAAGCAACAGCAGAATGAACAGTATTATTCAATGGGTTTGATTTCAGAGCAAGAATATCAAAATAAAGTCTATCAACTTAAACTGGAAGCAGCAAATAAAAATGGCGAGATTGCTCAGTTAGAAATAGCCCAATCCAAGCAGATTTATGATGCGGTTTTAAGTGCTGCCACTACTTTGACCTCCGAAGTTACTGCTTACTCCAAGCAAATCACAGATAACAAATTGGCTGAACTGGATAAGCAACGGAACCACGATTTGAGTAATAAAGATTTGACAGAGGCGCAAAAAGCAAGGATTCAAAAGCAGTATGACGATAAAGCCCGTGCCATTAAACAAGAAGCAGCTAAACAAGAAAAGGCAGCACGGATATTTGAAGCAACAATGAATACTGCTACTGCTATTGTAAACGCATTGACAGCAGTTCCAGCAGGTCCACAAAACTTTGTATTAGCTGCATTAGCAGGCGTGATGGGTGCTGCTCAAATAGCTATGATAGCATCACAACCCATTCCACAGTTTGAAAAAGGAGGAACAAATATCCCTGCTGGTATGAAGTTAGTAGGAGAGAAAGGTCCCGAATTAATTTGGACTCCTGGCGGTGAAACAATTTACAACCATCAAAATAGTATGGATATAATCAAGGCATTCAATAATGGCAATTCACCAATTCCAGCGCCATTGCCACAGATGCCAAGTTTTGTTCCCGTGAGAATTGGCTCAACAGATATGGCAGTTAGTGGTCAAGACAATAAAGAAGTAGTTCAGGCACTTGGTAGGCTAGAAGATAAAATGGAGAATCTGAAACAAGTGAATGTTCAGATTGATAAAGGTGGATTTGCAACGCATTTGCTAAATAGAAATCACACAGTAAATTTAATTAACGATGCAATTGTTATTTAGAAACACAAACGTATGGATTGCCTTGGTCGTCTGTTGCTGTTCCGCTAGAGTAGTGAGCATAGTTTCTATCTTCTTTACAAACTTCTACTTTTTCGTATGTTTTAGCAATAGAGCACGTAAGACATTTTTTGCATGATGAAATAGAAATTGCAAAAGCAAAAATCGTAAGAATTAAAATTGACTTTTTCATGGTGACTGAATTTAGTAGTACAAAATAAAAGAAAAAAAGACAAACATGCAGTTAAATTTCACATTGATAGATTATACAGTAAATCCACTTGGAATTACTACTGCTATTCCAGAGCCTTATAAATGGGATTCTATACAATTGGTTTTAAAGCGTGACTCTATGAAACATGGCTTCATAGACATAATAACTGGCAATGATGGAGGCTTCCCTAATATGGAGTTTACAGAAAAAGGGTTTAAAATTCTTAAAGATGCTTTTGATAATTACGGAGTAGATGCATTGGTTAATTTTAAGATTGAATTTTCTTGTTCTGATACTGATTCTCTCACTACGCTTTATGAGGGGAAAGTAAATTTTAGCATGTATAGAGAGTTTTGCGGTGATAGTTGTGGTTGTATGGTTGGCGTTGATTCATCTTCTGAAATAGTAGCATGGAAAAACAGAAACAACCAAAAGGTTAACCTCCGCTCTTTAAAGTCATTTGACTCTGATACAGACAATCTTGATGAATATGAAAATTTAGGAATACCAATAGTTCTACCTCCGAAAGCAATAAAGTTCTTTAACGACTGGGAAATAAAAGGAGAATTATCTCAAACTTTTTCAGATACTACATTTGGACCTTCCGCAACTCCTGGCACATCTGCATTTATGTATATGGCTTTAAATTGGGATAGACAAAACAATACAGAAATTATTATTTCCGATAATACTCCAACATCTTTTTGCCAATATAATAAGTTTACTAAAGAGTGGAGTGAGCAGTATGAAGGAATGATAAAATTCGACCCTATCTCTAAGTTAGATTGTACTTCTGTCTATGATGTTAAAGTTGATATGGAAGCCGTAGTTTCATTGTCCTCTGCTAACAGTTACAATATATCAGGGCTATCTTCTTTAAGGCTTGCCGTATTAGATAAAAATGGCAATACTATAGGCGCACCAATTACGTTAGGTTCCGTTAACGTATATCAAGCAAGCCCAACAGATACGCTTTCTATACACACTACAGTTTCAGTATCATTGAAACAAACAGATAGGTTGTACTTGTATTTTGTCACCAACATAGAGTATTTAACTTTTCCTTTTGTAAACTTTGATGTGAATCTTGTATTTGCCGAAGCAAAACTAAATATTAGCAGTACCTCTTATTGTGAGCAAACCAAAGCAGATGTTTTCTTGGTAAATGAAGTAATGAGTCGAATTACAGAGGCATATACAAATGATAAAATGCGTGTGTATAGCGACTATTTCGGGCGTACGGACGCAAAGCCATATTCATCTGAATCAAATGGATGCGGAGGTTTAGAGTGTCTTACAAATGGGTTGCAATTAAGACAGTTCACTATGTCTGATGGCTCTAAGCCATTGTTTGCAATGTCAATGAATGAGTTATTTGAAGGCTTAAATCCAATTCACAATATAGGAATGGGATTAGAAGACGACCCAAACAGAGTTGGATATAAATTGGTAAGAGTAGAGCCATTTATCTATTTCTATAAATTAGATGTAATTTTTACAGCAAAGAATATATCTCTGTTAACAAGAGAAGCAAATACGGCAGAATACATAACATCCGTAAATATTGGCTATGATAAATGGGAGGCTGAAAGAGTTAACGGTATTGATGAGATACAAACAAAACGCTCTTACAGGACAGCTTTGTCATCTGTTAGAAGTGCATTTGAGAGAATATCCAAATTTATAGCAAGCGGATATGCAATAGAAGTAACACGGAGAGAGTACGGAGCAACAACAAAAGACTGGAGGTATGATAATGACAATTTTATTATTTGCTTAAATGACACATATAGAGGTGGGGTTAATTTTCTTCCTGGCACATACAATGTAATTGGAATCAATGCAGTTGTAGAAAATATTCATGTAGGAGATACTATTGTAGTATCAAATACAGCATCAAATGACGGAACATATATTGTCACATTGGTAACAATGAGTGCATTCAATACATTAGTTCGAGTTTCAACATCTGTTGTGAGTGAGTATGCTCCAAATGCAATTTTGAATAACACTTTTAATCAATTCAAGTTTGTAGAAATAATAGTTGATTCTCCTGAAAATCTTTTAACCTCCGATGTGGTATATAATTTTAGAATTTCTCCTTTAAGAAATGCTATGCGCTGGTTCAAAACAATTGTCGCTTCAATTAAAGATTACGCAGCTGCTGTATTGATTTTTACTGGAGCAGATGGGAATAGTACAGCCAAAGGGCAAACTCATTCAGAATATGGTTGTATTATAGAAAATGATGCATACAAGGAAAATAGCAACATAGAAGCCTCAATGTTTACTGATAGCTTTGAGGCTATTCCAATTTTAGAAAATGAAAAAGTTCATTTTGACTATCCATTAACCTATAACCAATGGACCGCAATTATGGCAAATCCTTATGGATTGATAGAGTATAGTTGTGGTGAAACAGATTTAAAACAAGGCTGGATTGAGGATTTGAAATACAGCCCTTATACTGGACTTGCAACTTTTACATTACGACCAAAAATTTAAACCAATGCCAATAGCAATCAATAACCCAAAATATTCATTTGTTCAGTTTGGAGAAACTATTCCAACTGCTCCATGCGCTGACCCTGCAATTTGTTTGCCTGTAAATTCTCTGGAAGATTTAGGATTTCAAATTAGATTATCGGCAGCAACTGACATTATATTCCCAGACAATCCAGAAGACCCAATGGGATATGTTCAGCATACTTACGGATTTGTTATTTGCAAAGAATGTGGTGATGTGGAAGATTTGCCTATTCCTGATGGTGAGCATTTCCCATTGAAAGATTATGATGCTTTAAGTTTTCCTCTTACTCCAGATACAGGAGTAGAATATTTATTTGTAAGTCAAGTTTCGACTACTCCAAATGATACCTTTGCAAATTTAGCCGTTGGCGATTGCTTTACTATTTGCCTAGTCCAGTTCACGACTATTCAAGTAGAGCTAACTACCTATTACAGCTATACATGCTTAGCTTCTGCCAACTGTTTCAAAAAATCCGATGAAACTTGCTTTACGTCCCTCCTAAATTACAAGTGCGGTGAAGATGCTTTTGGATTCATCTACTCGCGACCATTTGGCGGTGGTACTGCTTATTTTACTAATAAAGCAAGGCTTCCAATGTACTTAAAGCAACCCGATTATAGAACTAAAGAAAAAGGCTATCAATACTCGGACGGTACCTATAAAAAGTTGATGGAGCGAATTGACAAACAGTATAAACTTGAAACTTCGTATCTTACAACTGATTTGCATGATAGATTAAACGTGGCATTGTCGCATGATACAGTTCGAATATCAAATGATAATGCAAATGTAGTATCACAGCAGTTCTATAAATCTGAAAATTATGTTCCTCAATGGAACTCAAACGATACTTCAAACACAAAAGTTTGTAAGGGAACAACTAAATTAATTTTAAACGAACCTATCAATATGATTAATTCTAATTGTGGGTAAAAACAAAAGCTATGGCAAAGAAAAAGACAAAATCAAAAGAAGAAGAAGTTGTAAGCTCCTTTGGAGAAGATGGAACTACAACTATTGATATTTCTACCCCAGTTGATATTTTGGAGAAAGTAGAGCCATCAAAACCGAAGCAAAAGCCAAGAGGGATATTGATTTTTGCAACTGGACAAGATTATTATGCTACTATGGCCGTTAAGTTGGCATGTTCTATTCGTGTAGCAGAATCGTCAATGCCTATCACATTAATTGTTGATAGTAATTCTTATAATTGGGCGGTTAGAAAGTACAGCCATTTATTTGACAATGTGCTAATGTGTCCAAAGGATTATTTGTATGTAGGTGATCAGCGCACTGATACCAAGGCAAAATGCTTTGAAGATATTATTTCTCCTTACGATGAAACTATTGTGATTGATGCGGACTCTTTATGGCTTGCAAAAAAGAAGCCAAGTGAGTTATTCGAGAAATTCAAAGACGTGGATTATTTCCAATACACTCGTAAAATTACAGACCTTTCACAAGAGGATGTAGATGCTAATTCAGGAAGCTATTGGGCGAAGGTTTCAGATATTAAAAAGGCATTCAATTTAAGTAGTGGCAAATTTTACAACTGCTCTGGTGAGTTCCGGTATTTCAAAAAAACAGAGGCATCAAAGAAAATATATGATGCAGTTCGGGAAATAATTGACAACCCAAAAGTAGAGGTGAGAGAATTCTTGGGCTCTAAATTTAATGAAGAGCTTTCGTTCAATATTGCTATTACTACTACAGGATATGAAATGCCATTGACTGATTTTAAACCAGTACATTGGTTTGGCAATGAAAACACAAATAATAATCTTAATTTTGTGCAGTTATCTGAAAAGTATTTTATTCTTTCTGTCGGAGGGAATCAAACGATTCCAAACATAAAAAGAGAATACGAATATCTTTGTAAAGCATACCTTGGCAGACTTGGAATAAACGACATTTCTGCGATATTAATGGCAAAGCGTGACCATCTATCAACACGCAGAACTTACTAATTTTTATCGCAATGAGTTTTGAAATCACAGCAGCATTTCTCCAAAAGTATTTACAAAAAGGCTATAAACACGATTCTTATAAAGAAACAAATGCTTTATACAAAGAGTTAAAAGTACATGCAGACGGTGAAACTCCTGCAGAACTATTAATGCAACGTAGACCAGGCGAAAGCGCTTATATTTTCAAGTATCGTTCTGAAATTTACCAACCCAAAACAAAGCGTGTAATTACAAAAATACTCAACACGCTATCCATGATTAATCGATCCGTAGATTGGGCTATTACTTATGATGCAAAAACACAGCTGGCACAATTAGGAGAAAGCACACTCCAGCAGTATTGTGAAATTGACTATCCTATGTTTGGAAGTTTGACAAATTGGGCTTTTTCAATTGCACTGAAGCAATATTTAATTGACCCGAATGCGGTTGTTTTAGTAAGGTATAACAAACCATTAATTGCTAATGAATATCCAGAGCCAATTCTCGAGATATACAATTCTTGTGATGTTTATGATTACAAAGAAGGGCAATATTGTGTACTTGAAAGTGAAGAAGAAAGTACGTATGTAGTGGATGGCAAAACATACGATGATGGAGAAGTCTATTGGATAGTTACAGACCAGGCTTTCTATAAACTCATGCAGAATGGTCCAAAAAATACAGATTGGTTGATTGAAGAAATTCCTCATACTGTAGGCTATATGCCAGCATTCAAACTGGGTGGACTTATCAAAGAAACTGATCAGGAGTTTTTATATGAAAGCCGTATTAATGGAATTGTTCCAAGTTTAAATACTGCTGTTTCTCTTTACTCAGATAAGCAAGCTGAGATTGTTCAGCATGTGCATTCTTTGATGTGGCAATATCAAACACAGCCTTGTAAGAAATGCAATGGCACAACACAAATAAAGCCGAATAGTGAAGCTGCTCCTATTATGTGTCCAGATTGTAAAGGCATGGGAACTGTTCCCACTTCTCCTTATGAATCATTGGTGTTAAATGCAAATACAACCTCCGTTGGACAAAACCCAGTTCCAAATCCAATGGCTGGCTACATACAAAAGAATGATGTGGCTCAAATGTTGAAAGCTATGAGTGATGAAATAAAGCAAGAAATCTATGATGCATATTCAGCTGTGAACATGGAGCACCTTTCTGATATTCCACTTGCTCAGTCTGGAGTTGCTAAAGCACAAGATGGTGACTCTTTAAACAACTTTGTTTATGCCGTAGCATCAGACATCGTGAACATATTGAACAAAGGATATTATTTCATTGCCAAACTTCGTTATGGCTACCAAATAACAGATGATAAAACGATTGTTTCAATGTTGCCACGAATTAATGTTCCCCAAAAATTTGATTTGTTGAGCTCCAATTATCTAGTGACTGAAATTTCATCATTGAGAGAAGCTAAAGTAGACCCATTTATTATCATGGCATTAGAGCGTGATTTGGTTGCCAAGAAGTTCAAAGACAACAACGATGTTCAGCAACTAATCAAAGCATCATTCGCATTGAATCCATTGCCAGGGATAACTGAAGAAGAAAAAACGGTAAGACTACAAAACGGAGGAGTAGATGTAATAGACTACATTATTTCATGCAATCTTATTCCATTCATCCGCAAAGCAGCACAAGGGAACACTAATTTCTATGAGTTAGAGCCTATGAAGCAGTATGATATATTGGTTAAGTATGCGGAGGTAAAGCATGAAGAAATAACAGGAGCAGCGGACATTAAACAAGGATTAGTCGATACAAGCGCAGGGGGGGCAACTCCTTAGCAAATTCTGTTGGTGGTTTAACGGGAATGATAGAAATAGTAAAAGCCGTTGCAAGTGGGGTTTATGATTTAGATGCAGCTATTTCTTTAGTATCACAACGCTTTGGAGTTAGTGAAGAGGAAGCAAGAAAACAACTAGGAACTCCTCAGCAAATAAATAATACAGCAGATGCAACTTTAGTGCAAAAATTAACTTAGAAGAATGCCAGACAATAAATTTATCCAAGATTTGCACCAAGTAATTGACGGCTCTGTGAGCTCGTTTGATAGTTCCATTGGTAGCATTCAAAAGGATATTTACAAAGAAATTTCAATGCTACTAAAAGACCTTGAAACTTCTGGAGACACTATTAAGCCAACAGCTAAAAACATTTCTATAATTGGTAAGATAAAAGCAAAGATTGAGAAAATAGTTCGCTCTGATTCCTACAATAAAAACGTGAAAACATTCTTAGGAGCATTAGATGAAATTACGAATGTTCAGCATCAATACTTCAGCTCCATCACAGAGGATTACTCACCAAGTACAGCCTTGAAGGAGTTGAAAGCCCAAGCGATTGACGATGCGTTGAATAGTTTAAAAGGAGCTGGTATTACGGCAAACATTACGGAGAAATTGCAGTCAATACTTCGCTCTAATGTAACCAGCGGAGCAAGTTATTTGGCTTTAATGAATCAAATGCGCGATTATTTGATAACAAATGAAAGTGGGCAAGGCGCTTTAGAAAAGTACACCAAACAAATAACTACTGATACGCTCAACCAATATGCAGCACAGTATAATTCTTTAGTATCAAATGACCTAGGATTAAAATGGTATCGCTACACTGGTGCATTGATTAATACCTCTCGTCCTTTCTGTGAAGCATGTAAGAAAAAGCAATTCATTTATGAAAGTGAATTGGAGGATGTAGTAAAAGGTAATTTCAAGGAGTTTGACCAAGAAAACGGAAAGATAGATTCAAGAACTGATTTGCCAAGTGGAATGATTCCTGGCACAAATGCAGACAACTTTAAAATCTATCGCGGAGGTTATAATTGCGGACACCAATTAGTTCCAGTATCGGAGGTTGTCGTGCCTAAAAATATTCGTATGGATGTTTATTCTAAGCAAGGAATCAAATACGATTCAGACGGGTTTGCTAATTAATTTATGGTACTCATGAATTGCTTTAAAAATAGCTTCTGTTTCTGAAATCTTTTCTCTGTGCGGATTTTCAGCTAACATAAACGCTTGAATTGCCTCTATTTTTCCCTGCATATCGCAACTAATCGCCTTTAAAGATTTGTCCTTTGGTTTACAGTTTTTAGAATCCTTCATATACCACAAAGGTATTACAATGTTTTTTACAATTATAATTTCAAGCAATCTATTTTCTACATTTGTGTAAAATTTACTCAAAACGAATAAATCGTATCATGGTAAACAAATTGAAAATCACGAAGCTTGACGGGACAATTCACTATGTAGAAACAAGCCAAAAGCCATTCTTTGAACAGCACAACAGATTAATGGGGGCTGGTAAGCAATGGACATTAGAGGTGGTAGATGAAGATTCTATTGACCCGAAAATTTGGAAATCAACAGATGCAGTAAAGGCTAATGCAGATGCCACAAAAGAACTTTTAGAGGAATCTAAAAAGAAAGATGACTTGATTGCCGAATTGCAAGCAAAATTAGAAGCAACTGCAACAGACAAGAAAGCTGAAAAAGCTGCTGCAACAGAAAAGAAATAATTTTTTTAAATCAATAATAAACCTCCGCTATAATGAGTAAAATCAAAATAGGAACTTTCTTGAATGACCTTGCTAAAAAAGCAGGCATTGATACAACAACTCCTGAATTTGTTGACTTGCTTTCTACCAACTTTGAAATCCCATCTGTGATTGCAGAAGGAATTAATGCCAAGTTGATGAACTTAGATGCAGCCGAAAACAACCCGGCTTTACGTGACACTTTTAAAAGAAAGTATGTTGCTGAAGCATTGGATGGAGTAGATGCTCAGATTAAAAATATTTTGTCTGCTGTGAAGTTTGAGGATGCAGACTTAGCAGACATCAATGCTGCCAACGGAACTTATAAAAAGTTAGAGATTCTTGGCATAAAAGTCAAAAATCTAGCAGACGGAAAAGGAGCAAAGAAGCCAGAAGTAGACGCTTTGACCAAACAAATTGATGAATTAAATTCTCAATTAGGAAAATTGAAAGGCGATTTTGAAGTAGAGAAAACGGGACTTCTTTCAACTCATGAAAACGAGTTGACAAGTTTAGCTTTACAAAGTATGCTTTCGGCTAAACAATACGCATTGCCAGAAGATATGCCAGCAGAGCGCAAGGCTAAAATTGCTTTAGATTCTTTGAAAGAAGATTTAGAAGCAAAAGGACTTCAAATTAAACGAGTAAACGGAACGCCAACACTTTTGAAAAAGGATGGCTCTAAATACTATAACGAAGCCAACAACTTAGAAGTTGGTTTGAATGATTATACCGATGGCGTTCTCAACGCGAATAAATTATTAAAAGTGTCAGGCGAAGGCTCTGAGAAAAAATCTATAATACTGCCCGAAAACGGTGGAGCTGGTAAAGCCATAGATTTGAACGCTGCCAATGCAATGGAAGCAGCTGCACTTTCTATGATGCCTAAATAGCACATCCTTTTTTGGCGAAAACTCACCGCTAAAAAATATATAATCATGGCTGGATTCGCTCCATTCTTGTTGCTTCAAGCAGCAGCAATTCAAAAAGCAGGTTACACTGCTAAAAAAGTAACACCAAAAGGATATTTGGAAATGTTGTTGTCTAACGGACAACCAAATCTTATTTCTCAATCAGTATCAGATGCCAGTGGGCATGTTCGTGATGTGAAATATTGGTATCGTCAACGCGGTATCGGTGGCCAGTCAAGAACTACTGACGATTGCGATATTGATGCAAGACCATCGCGCTTAGAAGGTACTATTCCGTCAACATTGTTCCGTGTTTCATCTTGGCAATTTGATGACGAATTGATTGCTAAATATGAAAAAGAGGCATCTGCTGTAGTTGGACCTGCTGCAAAAGCATATGACCCTAAAAGTCCGCTGCCATCAATTATGATGGAAATTTGGGATTCAGTTGTAGAGCAAGCAAACGGATTGCTTATTGACATCAACAGCGATTTGATGGATTTGCAAGCTGTTGCATTTGGTGTGAATGTAGTTACTGGAAGCAATGCTTCTCAAACTCTAAACTTCGGTTTAAGTACAACTACCAACCCATTGAATGAAGGTTTGACCAAATTGTTAACTGATGCTCGTGCAAATGAGATTGACATCACAAGCGCTACAATTGTAGGCTCTGGCTTCATTGATGCAGTTTACATGCAACGTGTACAAAATGCACTTTCAAACGCTCAAAACGGAGTAAACCAAAGCAATCTTTCAATGCCAAAGTATTTCTATGATCCAATGGCTGCTACCAAGTTTGGTGCAAATCAATTTGGATTGTTTGAAAAAGATGCTGTTCAATTGTTATCAGTTGACCGTTATGTTGGTTTCAAATCAGGATTTAAAGGTAACTCTTACTTCTTTAATATCACTTTACCTATCACAAATAGCTTAGGTGGTAATGAATTAAGCAACATTACTTTTGACTGTCAAATGTTCTATTCTGATTGTCCTCAAACAATTAATGTTGGTGGTTCACCTACAGCAGTTGGTCGTGGATGGAACTTGATCATGTCTAAGTCATTCTACCAAGTAAACAAACCTTCTGACTCTTTTGCCAGTGGCGATAGATTGGAAGGTGCTAATGGTACCCTTAGATATACTGCTACTAACGCATAATTTTTAAAAGAAAAGCCTTGGCAAAAGTTGAGGCTTTTCTTCATTTCAAAAAATTCACCCATTAAATTAAAAAAACAAACAAAACAACTATGAAAAATTTCATTATAGCCATTTTTGCAATGTTCGCTTTTGCAGCATTAGCATTTATCCCCCAAGAATCGAAAGCGCAAAACGCTTCATTTCAAGTAAACCACACCTTTGACGGTTCAGACACCTATTTTAAGATTGACACCTTAATTGGCAAAGCTCCAGTATTGGTCATTCTTTATGATTCGATACAGACAAAGTGGGTCAACCCTGCAAACGTAGCGGATAGTTTACTTGCAACAAGTACAGCAACAAACTACAGCGATTTGACTTGGTTTACAACCTTACTGTGGTCCCAGAAAACGAAACTATTTGGAATTCTACCAGATGGTTTTTACACCAAAATTAAAGGCTCTGGAAAGCTATATTACCCAAAAAGGTATTCAAAAATTGCTTACTACTATAAGCCCTAATTACTAAATGGAATGTTTAAAAGGATATATCGGGATTAAAGGTTGTGGATTGGAAGATTCGCTCAGTGGGAAATTTGTCAATTCATTGCCTGGTATATCCTTGAAAACATTTGACAAGACTGCTAATGAAGAGCAGCAAACGTTCTTTGGAGTTTGGAAAGATGTAGAAGATAGAGCCATTGCAAAATTTGCATCCAATGTAAATACTGCTTTAGCATCACGATTCAAATTAAAATCAATTTCACAGTCAATTAATTTGGGGAAACTTGTCAAAAAAGACATTGTACAACCTCCGGTTAACCAGTTGAAAGGATTTAGTATTGAATTGAGGCTTGCTGAGTATTACAAAAAGTCAAGTTTGCAATCAATCAGCATCCAAACGCTGTCATTATTTCTTTTATCTGATTTAACGGATGCTACTATTAAGATAATCGACATTGAAACAAATGATGTTTTAGACACATTCACTTTTGATGGAGTTGTTGGATGGAATCTAGTTCAGGTTAATAAAAGATACGATGCTCAGCGATTGTTTATAGGATTTGATTCTGTAGATAGCTCTGTTGTTGAATTGCCAATATTCTATGGCATTACCAATTCTTTAAATTCGGCTTGTGGGATTGTTTATGGCGCTGGAAATTGTAGTGCTTACGTAAGAGGTGCTCAAACAACAGCCCCTTTAGATGCCACAAGTTTAAGTTATGGAAACGATGCGCATGGATTGAGTGCAGTATTTTCTTTAGTCTGCAAATACGATAATCTTATCTGCAACAATAAAGAAGCATTCGCAACAGCTTTATGGTATTTGTGCGGTGCGGAGTTGATGGTTCAGGCATTGGCAAGTTCACGTTTGAACTGGATAACGCTTGACAAAGAAAAGCTGAATGAATTGAAGAATTATTTTGAAGCAGAGTATGAAAAAGAGTTGACGAATGTAATCAGAGGGATTGATTTAGACACCTCCGATGCTTGTATAGAATGTAATGCTCCAGTAACTATAAGAGAGTCGAGAATGTAACTATGGCAAAATTCAGCAGCAATATGGAAAGGGTGCTGAATTCAATTGTGGTAAAAATTTCTTCTTTAAATAAAGGAGGAGTTGAACATGATCGGATTGGCAGAATAGGAGCAGAAAGTATGCTGGCGGAGGTTAGGGAGAGAATACACAGTAAAGGACTTTCAGCTGATAATTCAAGTATCGGCCAGTACAGTAGGAAGCCAATATATGTGTCTTTGAAATCGAATATTGGAAACAATAAAAGCTTTGGACAGCCAGCAGGGAAAAATGGGAATACTACTTTCTCTTCAGGTAAAAAACATAAGGCTAAATATTTTGGAGAGGGTTATTCCCAATTCAAAACGGCAATTGGAAGGAATCAGTTAGGGAGTGTGAATTTGACTTTAAGCGGTACCATGCAGAATCAATTGGCGGTGTTACCAAAAAGCGGAGGTTATGGATTAGGTTTCCAAAATGCAGAACTATTAAAAAGGGCGCTGTTCTTTGAACAAAAAAAATATAAAAAGCAAATCTGGGCTTTATCAATAGATGAAAAAGAATTGCTAAAACAGATCATAAAAGTAGAAGTTAAAAATGCCATACTTAGAACAAACAGTAACTGAAATCAATAACACGCTAAAAGCAACTTGTTTAAAAGACAAGCGTTTTTTCAGCAGTCGCTTTGAATCAGTTGTTAGTCAAGCCATGGTAAGCAAGTCTGATAGCAATGAGGTTTTTATCCCTCTGGCTTGGACAAGTGAAGGAGAATATAAAGAGGTAGTATTTGACGATGCTTTCCCACTTACTATCTACCATCGCGTTCTTTCAAATAATTATTCTTTCGATGCCAATAATGAATTTGGTAGAGAAAAGAAAAAGCAACGATGTACAACAACGATGCTTATGTGTGTAATGGCTTTCAGAAATCAAATCAAAATTTCTAAAGAAGATTTAGAGGCTCAAATAGTGGTCAATTTCCCTTTAGGAAATACACCAAACTTTTTATTGAAACCATTGCAAACAAATACCCTTTCAATCATAGATTCAAATATGGATAGCCTTTCGGTTTTCCAAAGTGAATTCAAAGGATTGGATGTAAGATTAAACCAGGAGAAGATTATCTTCTCGATCCGATATAAAATTGAAAGCACCTATTACACTGGATGCTTTGATATTTGTAGTTGTCAAGAAAACTAATATTTAAAAAACAAACACAATGGCAATAGCTCCATATTACATAATTGGTTGCGACCAACCAGTTCCAGATTACAATTGTAATCCATGCCCAACCACAGAGAAGGGTAGAATTAGCACCGCTGCATTCATCAAACCAGATTATTCATTCACAGACCCTACAAACCCTACAGAGTGGCTTCAAGCTATTCAAGATGGCAATGTTGTATTAATTCCAAATGTTCGTGGAAAGTATGACGGAGGTTCTGAAAAGAAAGGCGATGGATATGGAAGAGCGATTGACCGCTTAATGAATTACACATTCAAAGCAGATTTCAAAGATTTGAATTTATATCCGAATGCGGCTTTCTATGACACTATTGACAAAACAGAGAATTGGAAGTTCGCTTTCTTCACCGGCACATTAGTATGGTTAGTAGATGCTCCTTGTACTATCTCTACAAACGATGCAGTAACTGAAGATGCTGAAAGCGATGTTGTTTGGACTGCTAATATTGTTTGGCAGTCATTGTTCAAACCACGCAAATTCGTAGCACCGGTTGGCGTTCAAAATTGTTTCGCCCTGGATTAATTACGCCCACAGTAATTAATCTTAAAAATCAAATCGGTGGGGACATATTGACTTGTCCAAATCCATATCCAGTGCTTGTCATTGCAAATGACGGCACTGGCCTTGGAACAGCAAATTCTCAAGAAGAATATTGTGTGCTTTGGAACGACTACTCAGGCAACTATGAATTAGGCTATATTATTCCTGGAGATACTGGATGTGAATTCAAGTTCTATGGCAATTTTGCACCACAGTTTTTAAAGGCATATATGTCTTCTGATATTTCTTCCTACACAGCAGGAGTATCACAAATAGACTTTGATAATAATGGAGGCGATGACTGGTCTGTTGGCTTTAAAATAGCACCTGTTTCATTACAAATACCAATCGGAGTAACCGTAGAATCGATAGATTATGCTGTTACTTTTTGGAGTGGAGGAGTTGATACCGCTTTAGAATCAGGGAACACAACAAGCGATCAAGTATTTTATGAAAATGGCAATGGCGCAGGAGTTTACGACTTAGATTGTATGTACAATATGAGTGACGGTAGTCAATTCCAAATTACTAAACTTGTTTTAGTAGATGGCTCGGGAAATATATTGGCAAGTGTTGAAGCAGGTGGAACAGTAGTAAATTCTGTGAGTGGATTAGTGATAGATATTTCGGCAAATATTACACAGGTTGGAGTTACTTATCCTATTAGTTGGGGTGCTGCAATAAGTG